TCTCGTCGTAGGGTGCCAAAGCAGCAACCATGGGCTTGTTGCTGACCATGGTGGGGATCGGGAAGTCGCACTCGCCCTCGGTGCGCAGTTCGCGGATGGCCTTCAAGGCCCGGCGCTTGCGCAGGTTGGGGAAGGCAGCAAGCAGGAGCTCCGCGGATTGGTCGTCGGCCTCGGGGTTGGCGATGAGATTGGGCAGGTCGGCCAGGATGGAGCCCTCGGGCGACTGGGCTGCCAAGGCCATGACCTGGTCCATCGTCAGGTACTGCTCCTTCTGCCCCATCTCCTGCTGCCAGGTGACGTGGACGCCCGCCCAGCCGTAGGTCCAGAGGTACTGAGAGAGCAATTCAACCTCGCGGGTGAGGTCGTTGTACATCCGGGAGTTGACCGTCCAATCCATCAGGTTGTGCGCGGTGACGGCCTGGTCAAGCTGGCTAATGTTGGTGGGCGACACGCGGAGCATCGAGCGCCAGAATGATGTGCTGCAGAGATCCACGAGGCCGTTGATCACCTCGTCAGCCAGCGGGATGCGCGTGTCGGAGGCACCGTCCCAGGGGAAGGCCGGCTTGTTGCGGTTGGCGTCGTTGTTCTTCTTGCCGTCGTCGGTCTGCCCAGGCCAGCGGCAGTAGCGCACGTTCTCGGCATTCTCGACCCGGGCGAAGATGCCATAGTCGGTGGCCGAGCGCCGCAGCTCCTCGGTCAATGCCGGTACATTGGGCTTGTCGCCGACCCGTGCCATCACGTCGGTTGCTTGCTTGTAGGAATCTCCTTGCATAGTGAAATGGTTTAGTATCCGCCGCCGCCGCGACAATCAAAGCCCCCGCGGCCTACGAACGCAAGACTTGAGACCAAAAGCATCCCCAAACAGTCGATGGGATCTTTGGTGCAGCCCTTCTGCCCGTCGCGGCCGGTGTGCTCGGATAGTGCGTAGGAAAGGTTTGCGCAGGTGTCGGTGATGTAGAGCGATGGCTCGTTGAGCGGGGTGAGAGGCTGGGTAGCGTCGTAGGAGAGGAGCGAATTGATCGCGGATGTGCGCTGGTCAACAGGCACGCCAGGCGCCGGAATGAATGCCATGCCATCGTCGGTGGGGTCGTCGGATTCGGCCAGGAGGTCGATGAGGGTCGTGCCGCCGGCCTCGGAGAGCGCGGGGGAACCGCCGGCCTTTGGGTCGATCAGGCGCATGACAGGCTCGCCGTAACCGAGATCGGACTCAATCTGGCGGAAGAGCTTGCGGTATTCGGAGATGGAACGGCCGGCGTCCAGAGTCTGGGCGGGCCCGAGCTTGCCGTCGGGCTTTTCGGAGGGCAGTGCCCACTCGCCGTAGTTACTGAAGTCGGGAAATTCGCGGACAACAATGTGCTTGCCGTCCTCGTAGACCAAGAGCCACAGACAGAACCAGTTGCGGGCCCCGGCAGGGTCGCAGACCATGTATAGCGTGCCGCCGGATGGCACCTTGGAGGCCGGAATGCAGTGGATATCAGAGCGGAAACGGGCGAAGGCCTTGCCGATGTTGTCCGAGGCCCAGCCGTAGGCCCGGGTCAGGATCTGGCCCATGGGCGAAGTGACCAGCTTGGACTTCATCTCGTCAAATGGGTTGTACGGGTTGTCCTCGCTGAAGAAGAACACCGTGCGCCGGTTGGTCTGGGGCTGCACCATGGTGCGGGCCGCCTTGCCCACAGGCCATGTAGGCAACGCCTGCTTGCCCCGCAGCAGCTCGGCGTCGTCAAAACGGGCGATTGCGGAGCCGGCGGTGAACTCCTTGTAGACACTGGCTACGCCTTCGAGGGGAGTCTGGGTCACGAGGAGCTTGCCGCGGCGGGTGATCAGACGGTAGCGCAGTGTGTCCACCCAGGATTGCGGCACGAGCTCATCACACCAGATCAGGTCGGCCTCGCGGCCCTCGATGGTGTTCTCAGACTGCGTGTAGTTCAGGAAGTCGCAGCGGGAACCGTTGGGCAGGATGAATGAACCGTCGGTGAAGCCATTTTTGCGGGAGTAGTTCAGGTAATGAATACGACCTTTCTTAGTGGCTCGTAGTGCTACTGGGAGATAATTGTAAATAGCCGGCTGTTGCACTGTTACACTAGTGGCATGGCTAGTGTGACAACAGAGTACGCTGGCGTTCTCCTTCTCGAGGAGGGTTTGAACCACGCGGCGGGCGGCCCAGAGTGTTTTACCGGCGCGGTTGCCGCCGGAGATCAGTAGCTCTTGAGTGAGTGCGTACTCGTTGTTGGCGATCTCCCAATGGTCGGGAATGTAGCCGTAGGTGTAGGGGTCGGCCTTCTCAAGGAGCACGAGCTGGGTGCGCTTCTGCTTCAACTCAAGTGCGCGGGGGTGCGAGGCGTCAACCTTGGGGATAACAGGGTGCTGCGGTTGCTCGTTCCACCAGGCTATGGCGCACGCCTCGTTGCAAAAACGCTTCTGCTTAGGGCCAGAGTGCTGCTTGATGATGGTGAACGGCTTGGAACAGGTGAGGCAGAGTGGTTGACTCATTTATCAATATTTTTCGTTTTGGGGAACCCGTCGACTTTTACCGTCGCCGCGGATTGCCTGACCCCCTCCCCCGGGGGCCCGGTCGGCCTGGTGTTTGCCTTGTGTAACGGGGTAGGACATTGGGTCTGCCGAGTGGTGCAAAAGTGCGTTTCGATCAATGTTTGCAGGGGTTTGCTGCGTGTTTTGCTGTCGAAGTGAATATAACTGGTATTGTGCAAGAAAACGCCGAAACAGGCCTAAATGCGTGGTTTTCTATGACGCTTGCGCGGTAGGGGTAGGACATTTTGGGCCACTACCTAAACTATGTCGGGCGTCTGCTCGTCGTTCACAGGGGTCACATCACGCTCTTTGAGGTCACGCATGAGGTCCCGATGGTTCACAGAGGCCGTCATGGCAAGGTGTATGCTGGTGGGCTGGCCTTTAATGTTAGCGAGCTTGTCAGTTAGCACGGCGACCGCTACCGGTAAGCTCCTGTCATCAATAAAAGCCATGGATTCCTGAGCCAATCTTCTTGTTCCTTTCCATATTGCGACCTCCAGAAACCCTGTGACGTCCTTTCGCCAGTCCTCCTCGTTCTCCGGGTAATCCGTCGGGACCTTGACTCCCCTGATGTACTTGAAGGCGGTCTGCTCACTCAGCCCTGTTTCTGCAGCAATTGTGGCAAGTGACTTGTTGGCCACGATACCCTCCATAATCTTGTCAGCCTTGTCTTGGTCTAATTTAGAGTTTGGGTGTTGGTTCTCTGGTGGCTTGACATAGCCGACATCCTCTGCAGCTTTTCTGACCTTATCTTTGAATTCTTGAGACAGCTTGGGATCATCACGAAGTGCCCACGTCACACGGTTACGGTCTGTACCCGCTTTAGCAGCAACATCGTTCAGCGATGCCCTGGTCTTCTTACCCGGCATAAGGAGCAAAGCTGTAGGGGAACTCTCCCCAGTGGTTGAGTTGTTTGCGGGGCTTCATCGAGAGGTGCTTCACTCCGGCTAGGGTCATCCTGACTGCGGCAGCGTAATCCTCACTGAGATACTCGAGTTTGCCGGGCATGGATTCCATGGCCAGTGGCATCCACAGGGTCGGGAAGCGCTCGACGCGCACATCGTCGCACCAGTCGATCCTGTATGGGTTCTGCACTCCTGACCCTCCCAACGCATCAAGTGTCGCCATAAGGCATTTACGGGGGATTGCGAGGCATCCCGATGCGAACATGGTGATGGGCACCAGCTCCGCTGCGCACTCAGCGTCATTCACCTGATGCTTGAGGGCCTGCAGGTGCTCTGCCTTAGGACGTAGGGCCGGCCTGGCGGGCAGTGAGCGGCACGAGTAGGGTATACAGACGGTTGCCTGGTGTTCATGGGCCAGCTCGGCCATGCGGATGACATCGGCCGCGGCAAACTCAATGTCGTGGTCCAGTTGAACCCAGACGTCCTTGCCACTGTCGAGGAACCATTTGGTGGCTCGGCAACGAGACCGGCTGATCAACGCATCCTCCCGGATGGTGCGCAGATCGGTCTGCCTGTCTGAACGGGCGAACGTGGATGTCAGGTCTACCCAGGACATCATGCAGGCCGCACTGATGCCACCGTAGGCGTACAGTGAGACATGGATGGACGGCCTGGTGCCTGCCTGGGTTACCGCTTGGACCTTGCTGGTCGGC